AATATTAATAAAGTAGATAGAGCAGCTCTTTTAAAAGAATATGCAGATGTAGTTAATCCTGAATTTGAAACAGATTTTATTTACATGATGGATGAAATGGAAAATCCTAAACTTAGAGGTACTATTTTTAAAAAATATTTTGGAAATAAATATGACAAATTTATAGACAAAAGAAATGCATCTATGAAACAATATTTAGATGCTGTAAAAATTATTGAAAATAAATTAGGTCCTAAAGAATTAAAAAAAGCTTTGGGGACAACATCCATTAAAAAATTTATGGATAAACAGACTGAACTATTAAATAAAATATTCGATACATCAGTTTTTACAGGTCCTGATAGAGGTCTAATTTTTGCAGCAGATCATCTTGAAGGAATAGCTGAAATTGCAAGATATAAAAATAAAGACGATATAATTAGAGGACTACAAAATGTAGCAGGCACAACCGTTGATCGAAACCGTGAACTAGGATGGAAAAGACTTTCAAAACCAAGAAGAGATTTAATTAACAAGATACAAAAAGGAATTAATGTTGATGCTAATGTTGAAGAATTAAATAGAATTACTAAACTATCTTATCCAGATTTTAAAGGAGAAGAGTTTTATAAATATGATCCTAAAACTAAAAATGTAATTCCAACAGAAAATTTTACAGTAAAATATTCACCAGAAGAAGGATTCAAAAGATATTTTACAGAACTAGCAACAACAGAAAAAGGCACAGAACAAATTATAAAACAAGCTGCAGAAAATCCACAGCTACAAAAATTTATAACTGAAATAGAAGGTGGTAACTTTGAAAACTTACCTAAGGTGATTCAAAAATATAGAAAAAACAAAATTAATTTTGGTAAAGATTTAAATTACTATTGTGGCATTGCAGGTAGAACAAAAGCTGCAACAGGTTTGGTTCCCGGTGCAACATGTAGTGCAGACGATATTGTGCAAGGAATGAAAATAGATTCACAAACACCAGCAGGTAAAAAACGTTTAGCAAGTGTTGCAAAAAACTTTGGTAAAGTATTTGGTAAAATAATAGCACCTATTGATATTGGAATTGAAGGTGCATTCGCTATGCCACATTTACTTCGTGGAGATGTAGAAGGTGCGATCGGTGCAACGACTGCGGGTTTATTTGGTGCAGGTAAAGATGCTATGGAACAGGTTGGTGAAAAGTTTGGAACCGATAGTACAGAGTACGCTTTATATGGAAGAGAACAAGCATTACAAAATAAAATATTAGCTATGGGTGAAATGGATAAATTATTTTCACAATCAGAACAATTAGGTATCATTCCTTCTGAAGAAGGTGTAATGCAAAAATCTATTGGCGGCGAAAGACAAAGAGAAGCTGCAATGAAACAGTTTACAAATCAATTTAGAAACATAGCTGGAATAGATAAACAAGCTACAGAAGAATTTGAAAAGTATTATCCATCAACAACTGACATGATGAAAAATACTGAAGCATTTAAAAATATAAGAAGTTATTCAGATCAAATACAACAAAGTGGAATTTTAAAACCATCAGATCAAACTACATTAAAAGGATTTTTAGAAACAGCAGGTGGCAAATCACAGTATCCAATTTTACCTAGATTTGATTTACCAATGCTACAAGAACAAGCAAGAGATTATACAGGTATGGATTATTTAGACAGAGCTTCAGCAATGAAACCTGAGATCGCTGCACAAATTCCTGCATTTGAAAAAGAACAAGTTGGTCAAGGTATAAAAGAATATGCAATGAAGTATGGACCAAGAGCTGCAAAAGAATTTTTTGAACAACAAGGTATTGAAACAGAATCAGTTTTAAAAGGCATGGCACCAACTTTGTATATGAATGAAGAAGCTAAACTTAATTTTTCAAACGGTGGAAGATTAACTCTTTACACTGGAGGCCGTGTAGGTTTTGCAGATGGACCAGAAGATCCTAGTAAAAGAAAAACATTAAAAAAGATGGGTATTGCCGGTGGTATAACCGGAGGCCTGATGACTGGTTTAATTAACATTATGGATTTATTTAAAGGTGGTACAAAAACAGGAATAGCTGCAACTAAAGCTGCAGAATCAGAAGCACAAAAAGTATTTTTTGATTTAGTCAATGCAGTTAAAAACAAAGGAGTCATGAATAAATTAGATGATCTGTTAGAAACAAAAGTTGGAGTTAAATATGAATACAAAGGTGTTGAAGTTTTAGAGGATGGTGAAAATATTGAACTTAGATTTAATACCGATAAAGGTGCACCGGCTGTAGTTGAATATAGAAAACCTGGTTATGATGTCGACCCTGAAGCCGGAACCGCGTATAAAGTTCCAGGAGAGTTTATTGCAGAAGGTCAAGAAGTTGCACGTTATGGTAAAGGTAATGACGTTGATATTGACTTTGAAGAAGAAATTATTGATTCATTTGATGACGCTAAAAAGATTATAGATGACTAAAAGATTAACAACTACAATACCCCCTAAATCAGGACCCACGCCTCAGGGCTTGAATATTTCGTATAATACTGTTACAACGATCAAACAATCTGGAGAAAAAATAAATGGCAGAAGACAATATAGACAAGGCACTTCCAAACGAGCCTCGAAAAGAATTTGAAATACCTGGTGAAGAACAAATCCAAGAACAGGTAGTTGAAGAAGTAGAAAAGGTACAAGAGTCACCTGATGATGTCGAAGTTACAGAAAACGAAGACGGATCAGTTGATATTAATTTAGATCCTGCAGCAGCATCTCCTGAAGGGGGTGATGAGCATTATGCAAACCTTGCAGATTTTTTACCAGAAGATGTTCTAGGTAGACTTGCATCAAGTTTAACAGGTAAATATCAAGAATATGTTTCATCAAGAAAAGATTGGGAAAAAACTTATACACAAGGTTTAGACCTTTTAGGTTTTAAATACGATCAAAGATCAGAACCGTTTAATGGCGCAAGTGGTGCAACTCACCCTGTTCTTGCAGAAGCGGTTACACAGTTTCAAGCATTAGCCTATAAAGAATTACTTCCAGCTGATGGTCCTGTTCGAACACAAATTATTGGATTACAAACTCCAGAAAAAACACAACAAGCAGAACGTGTAAAAGATTTTATGAATTATCAAATCATGGATCAAATGAAAGAATATGAACCTGAGTTTGATTCTATGTTATTTCATTTACCACTTTCAGGTAGTACATTTAAAAAAGTATACTACGATGAAATGGAACAAAGAGCTGTTTCTAAATTTGTTCCTGCAGATGATTTAATTGTTCCGTATACTGCTACCTCATTAGACGATGCGGAAGCAATTATTCATCGTGTTAAAGTTTCAGAAAATGATTTAAGAAAACAACAAGTAGCAGGTTTCTATAGAGATGTAGACGTAGGAAAGCCTGGAGAAAAAGAAACTGATGTAGAGAAAAAAGAAAGAGAACTCGAAGGCATGTCGAAAACTGCCAACGATGATGTCTATACATTATTAGAATGTCATGTTGATTTAGATATAGAAGGTTTTGAAGATGTAAATCAAGAGACTGGTGAGCCGTCAGGAATTAAAATTCCATACATTGTAACGATTGAAGAATCATCTAGAGAGATTCTTTCTATTCGAAGAAACTATGAAGTGGGAGATGCCTTAAAGAAAAAGGTAAATTATTTTGTACACTTTAAATTTTTACCAGGATTAGGGTTCTATGGTTTTGGTTTAATTCACATGATTGGTGGATTAAGTAGAACTGCTACAGCTGCATTAAGACAATTATTGGACGCAGGAACTTTATCAAATTTACCTGCAGGATTTAAAATGCGTGGTATTCGAATTAGAGATGATGCACAATCAATTCAACCGGGAGAGTTTAGAGATGTCGATGCACCGGGTGGAAATTTAAGAGATTCATTTATGATGCTTCCGTTTAAAGAGCCTAGTCAAACACTATTAAGTTTGATGGGTATAGTCGTTCAAGCAGGTCAACGATTTGCATCTATTGCAGATATGCAAGTTGGTGATGGTAATCAACAAGCAGCAGTTGGAACAACTGTTGCATTATTAGAACGTGGTTCAAGAACCATGTCAGCAATACACAAAAGAATTTACTCAGCCTTAAAGAATGAATTCAGACTTATGGCTAGAGTATTCAAGTTATATCTACCACAACAATATCCATATGATGTAGTTGGGGGCCAAAGAATGATTATGCAATCTGACTTTGATGATCGGGTAGATATATTGCCAGTTGCTGACCCCAACATTTTTTCACAGACACAGCGTATTTCACTCGCTCAAACAGAACTGCAGCTGGCAACTTCTAATCCACAAATGCACAACATGTATGCTGCATATAGAAATATGTATGAAGCATTAGGTGTAAAAAACATTGATAATGTTTTAATGAAACCACAACCCCCAATGCCACAAGATCCTGCATTAGAACATATTTCAGCTTTAGGTGGGAAACCTTTTCAAGCGTTTCCAGGTCAAAACCATAGAGCACATATTCAATCGCATTTAAGTTTTATGGAAACTAATATGGCAAGAAACAATCCGATGGTTATGGCATCATTAGAGAAAAATATTTTTGAACACATTAGTATCATGGCTCAAGAACAAATCGAATTAGAGTTCAGAGATGAATTACAACAGTTGCAACAGATACAAATGATGATGCAACAGAATCCACAAATGGCTCAACAGATGCAAATGCAAGCAATGCAGATTCAACAAAGAATAGAATCTAGAAAAGCACAATTGATTGCAGAGATGATGGAAGAATTTATGAACGAAGAGAAGAAAATTACTTCACAATTTGATAATGATCCAATTGCTAAACTAAGATCAAGAGAATTAGACCTTAGAGCA